TACTTAATTGTTGTGGGTGCAAAGTAACTATTACAGGATTTGATTTCTTTAAAACTAAGAACAGATATACAATGGAAGAAGTGCATCACATTGGAAGTCCCAAAGGTTATAACCATGATGTTAAATTTGAAGAAGAAGTTATTACTAAGTTAATTCAAAGAGGAACTATTAATGCCATTTAGTAAACCACAATTAGATGTCTATACTTGTCCAAATAGATTTAGAGTTTTAATTACTGGTAGAAGATTCGGCAAGACTCACTTAGCCATGTATGAACTACTTAGATTTGCAAGTAGAAAACCTAACTCAAAGATATTCTATGTAGCACCTACTTACAGAATGAGTAAGGAGATTATGTGGAAGCAGTTAAAGAAATTAGTAACAGAAAAGAAGTGGATTAAATATGCACACGAAACAGAACTATCTTTAGTGCTTAGGAATGGTAGTCAGATAAGTTTAAAGGGTGCAGACAAATCACCAGATAATTTAAGAGGAGTAGGATTAGATTTTCTATTGCTTGATGAGTATGCAGATATACCAGTTGAAGCTTGGACTGAAGTATTGCGACCAACAATTTCAGATAAACACGTTACTGGTAATGTATTATTTATAGGAACACCTAGAGGTTATGGTAACTGGTCTTATGACATATACCAAAAAGGATTAGGTTCTGACCCTGAGTGGAAATCATTTAAGTTTACTACATTAGATGGTGGACAAGTTGATGCAGAAGAAATTAGACAAGCCATGAATGATTTAGATGAACGTACATTTAGACAAGAATATCTTGCAAGTTTTGAAACTTACTCAGGTGTTGTTTATTATAATTTTGATAGACAAGATAATGTTAAGGAATCTAAATACGACAAAGATGCAGTTATACATATAGGATTAGACTTTAACATTGACCCAATGTCAGCTTGTTTATTCCATGTAAAGAATAACATTGTAGAAATATTTGATGAGATAGTTATTTACAGTTCTAATACAGATGAATTTATTAATGAATTACTAAGTAGATACCCAAAACAAAAGATGATTGTTTACCCTGACCCAGCTTCAAGACAAAGACGAACTTCTGCTGGTGGAAGAACTGATTTAACTATATTGCAAAATGCTGGATTAAATGTTAAGTGTAAACCCACTCATGCTTTAGTAAGAGACAGAATAAACTCTGTTAATAGCAAATTAAAGTCATTTGATGGAAAAAGAAGTATTATTATTAATCCTTCTTGTAAAACACTTATAAATTCGTTACAGAAACAAGTTTATAAGGAAAACACAACGCAACCAGAAAAAGGTAACGGATACGATCACATGACTGACGCACTAGGATACGCAATAGAATATTTATTTCCAATCACATCTAATCTACCTAAATCAAAACCAAAAAGATTTTCATAATGGGCTACACAAGAGCAGACTTAGAATTACAACACCAACACTACAAAGGTTTAGTATTAACTTGGGAATATTTTATAAGAAGTTATTTAGGTGGTAAAGAATATGCACAAGGTAAATTCCTACAAGCTTACCAATTAGAATTTGAAAACGAATATTATAAACGAATACAAAATACACCTCTTGATAATCATTGTCGCAACATTATAGATATTTATTCTTCATTCCTTTTTAGAGTTCCACCAGTAAGACAATTAGGTTCTTTAGAAGATGACCAATCAGTAGAAGAATTTATAGCTGATGCTGACTTAGAAGGCAGATCATTTAATGCACTACTAAGAGAATCACAAAGATTTGCTTCTGTTTATGGTCATGTATGGTTAATCGTTGATAAGCCAAGCACAAACGTAATGACAAGAGCAGAAGAATTAGATCAAGGTATTAGACCATACTTAAATTTATACACACCAGAAAATATTTTAGATTGGCATTATTCAAGAAATGATGCTGGTTATTATTACTTAGACTATTTAAAAGTTAGAGAAGAACAAACTGCTGAAGGTGAATACTATAAACTTTGGTACATAGATAAAATAGATTGTGTATTTTTATCATCACAAAATAGAGATGAACCAAAACTTATTTCTTCAGTTCCTAATCCAATACAAAAAATACCAGCAGTTATTTTATACAATCAAAGAAGCCCAATGCGAGGTATTGGAGTATCTGATTTAACTGATGTCGTTGATTTACAAAAAGGCATCTACAATGAACTATCTGAGATTGAACAAATTATAAGATTATCAAATCACCCATCACTTGTTAAAACTAAAGACACAGACGCAGGTGCAGGTGCAGGTTCTATAATTGAAATACCTGATAACTTAGATTCAAATTTAAAACCTTACATACTACAACCTAACGGAAGTAATTTAGATGGAGTATTAAAATCAATTAACCACAAAGTAGAAGCAATCAATCGTTTGACTCATGTTGGTTCAATTAGAGCAACAGCAGAACGAGTACAATCAGGTATAGCTTTAAGAACTGAATTTGAATTACTAAATGCTAGATTAGCTGAGAAATCTAAACTTATGGAATTAGCAGAAGAACAGATTTGGAGACTGTTTGCTTTATGGCAAGAAACTATATTTGATGGAGAAATAGAATATCCAAGTACATTTGATATTAGAGATTGGGCAACTGACTTAGAATTATTACAACAAGCAAAAGCTTCTAATATTAAATCAGCTACATTTGCTAAAGAGATTGATAAACAAATTGCTAAAACAGTTATTGATGATGATACTGTATTAGAACAAATCAATTCTGAAATAGATGGTGGCACAGAAGCATTAGGAGAGTTTGCACAACAACCAATAACTTTACCTACAATTTAATGTGGCACAAGATTTATTACAAGAACTTCAAAGCATAAGAGCAAGGGCAGTAACTAATTTAGAAGCACAACATCAAAAACTTTTAAACGATACATTAAAAACTTTAGAGACTAGAGTTATACAATCAGTATCAGAACTTCCAATTCAAGACGGAGTATTATTCAACACAAGACTTGCTATTGAGATAAGACCAAAATTACAACAAGCAATAGAAGAACTTTACTTAGCTAAAGTACAAACATTAATAAATGATTATGATAAGATTGCAGGAACTATTGTAGCAACTTATGGTAACCTTCCTATTCCTATTGAGTTTAAACAAATAACCGAAACTGATCTTGTTACCATTCAACAATTAAAGAAGATTGCATTTAGTCAATTTCAAAACTTAGCAACTGAATTTACTAATACTTTAGCACAAGAAGTTTATCAAAGTACATTAGTTGGCAAACCTTTTGCAGAAGTAGTCCAAACTATTAGAGATAAGATTAATGGAATATACCAACAAGCAGATACAGTTAAACAACAACAACTTGTGGACTTTATTCAAAAACAAAAGATAGCTGGTAAAACAAACACAGAAGATTTTAAGACAGCAGTTGATGAACTAAAGCAAACTTATGGTTCTACTGTTACTGGTGCTAACCTAGCAGTCTATTCATCTCAAATAGTAGGAGATGCTTTAATGGGATTTGATGGACAGTTTGCAAAGTATAGAGCAGATCAAATAGGATTAACTTCTTTTATTTATCATGGGTCAATCATTAGAGACAGTAGGGATTTCTGCGTTGAACACGCAAACAAAATATTTACTGAAGAAGAAGCTAGGACTTTATGGCAAAGTGAGTGGCAAGGAAAATCAGGAAGCGACCCATTCTTAGATAGAGGTGGTTATAATTGCAGACATCATTGGCAACCAGTTAGTGAAGATTGGGGAACTACTAATGATGATGGTACATTTGAATACACACTAGAATAGAACAATCTAAGAACAAATTTATTGCTTTTTCTAAATTCTCTTGATAATTGATAGTAATAATAATATAGAAGGAGAACAAACAATGAACGACAAAGTAAAAGAACAAGTGTCGGTTGAGAAAACAACATCTCAGGAAAATGTTGGCAACCCTAATGTTACAATAGCAGAACAAAAAGTATTTAGTGAAGAACAACTAGAGAACATTGTTCAAAGACGTTTAGAGAGATACAAAAAAAGTGTTTCTAGTAAA